ATCATCGCGTCACGAAAAAAGATGATACCGTAATGCACACAGTCGGTATGCCCAAGACACATGAGCCTTGCAACTAGCTCAGAGAGTTTTTTTTTGAGGATGCATCACCCTCTTCACCCTCTTCTGTTTTTTCAAACACATCAGCATGAAGCGCATCGATCGCAGCAACTATCTCATTGTATGCATCAAGACCAAGGTCGCTTTTATCGAGCCCGGTACACTCTTTTATAAGCACATCATCAGAAAGCTCAAGCTCCCCACGCTGTGTCAAGAGAAGCGTAGAGACTTCAAGTTCGCGAACAGTGACTTTTTCACCACCCTCAAACTCTAAAACCTTGGACTTTCTAAAAAGAGAAGCCATTAAGCAGCGATCTCTTCGATCTTCATGTATTTAGATTCACCCACCGCTACAATAGTCTCATCTTTAAGCACCTTCACATCAAATGAACACTTCTTCCACTCTTTCGTACCTTTAAGTGCAAAGTCTCCGGAAGGAATGATGCTCGTTTTGTGAATGAGTGCCTTGACTCTCGTACCCGTTGTCTGGTCAGAGATGAACTTGAATTTACCCTCAAGTTTCGTTTTTGTACCCACTTCAACAGTATCGTAAGAGATCGTCTGGTAAGTACCTGTCACCGCCACCACTTCATCATCAGCAATACCGCCGCCTGCAATGATGGAGAACGTACCCGCACCAAGATCCACAGAGTAGTCCGTACCCTCAACGTAAGTATCAACAGCCAAAGAGTCAAACGCAATGAACCCCGTCTCGTAAATACCCCCCTGCTTCACAGCACCCATAGACTCAGCCGTAAGCGATGCTCCCGTTTGAGCCGTTGCCGCTGCTTCGCCTCTAAAGAAACGTGCTACCATCTCCTGAGTCATATCGTCAGTCGTGATGTTCATATTGAACTGTTTTTTAGTCTCGATCTCAAAGTCGATCTCTTCTGTATTACCCTCAGTGTTCGGGTGCTCAAGCGTTTCAATGTCAAGCGTTAACTTCAGGTCATCATCCGTTCTACCAAAATAAAAGAAATCCAGGTAAGAACCATCTGTATCCCTTTCAGCGAAGTAAAGCTTCCCACCACCAAGGTTATACGATTCATTTGCTATCATAAGTTGTTCCTTTGTAATAAATATTTGCCTCTACCTGCAAAATATCCAAACGGACACTTGCCTGCAGATCTATTTGGGAGCCCACAAGCTCCACCTCATTGTCTTTACTTATACCAAATCCGACCAACGCATCTCTAAGTTCAGAGTTGTTCGGAGCCACAAGTATCGCAAAAGTGACACGTTGCGCCGCCGCCGCACCTTCAGGACTTGCCTTCTTTGAACCCACGACCAACACTTCTGCCGCAGCATCGTATTTTTTAGCCAAGACCTCAAGCTCTATTAAAAGAGCAGATTCATCCGTGATCATCATTTCACCTCGTTTACCACAACGGTAGGAAAATCCTGCACCGCATAATCATCAGGCACATTCAGCACACCGTACCGTTTGTCCCCTATGAGAAACAGAGCAGTCTTGTCAAGATCAGGTGCATCCGACCTCTTCAAGGAGATCAAAGTCACCATAGCCTCAAAAGCTGAACTCTCATCAGGAACAGAGTCCAGAATGACGTTAATATCACTATCAACCCCACCCATAGACAAAACAGCAGCCACCCCGAACTCATCAGTATTGACAAACACATCCAGGTCCTCTGCCATCTGCTCTTTGAGTGACATTATTCAGCCACAACCGTTTCGTCATCTTCAACCACTTCACTCGCCGCTTCGATAGCCGCAACGAGTTCAGTTTTGTTACCGCTGACAGGAAGTTCCATGTAAACACAGACCGCTTTCAACTCATCGACCTTCAATGTGTTAAAATCTTCCGTCTCTTCAAAAAGAGCCTCACCGTCATACTCAGATACTTTATCACCACCTCCTACCTCTACGGCGGAATTGTTCTCAACCAGAAAGATCGCATCCTTTTTAGAAAGTTTCGGGAGCATAGCCCCCGGAGCATACGTTTGTCCACCGGTTTTCACGGTATGTAACGCTTTGAGTGCCATAACTACAGTACCACTGCCGTTACGATCGCATCGATCTGGTGTGGTGCAGGTAGCGGAGCCGCCTGTAAAAGAACCACACGACCAGAAGGGTCTTTCTCTTCCCATGACTTCACGAAAATAGGAAGTGGCACAAGACCAGCCTCCAAATCCTGAATAGCCGCATAGTTACGCCTAAAATCAGCCTGAGTTGAAGTAAGAACCACTCTGTCCGTAGCGATGTAACGCTGAGTATCGCCTGCAGCATCTTTGTAAGAACCGTTGTACTCATAAATGTCGATGTTCACACCCGTAGCCTTGATCGTACCGTGGTAGATCACACCTTTTGCAAGCTGCTTAGGATCGATAAACCCAAGATCAATGCGTCTAGTATCAAGAGCCGATTTCACATCTGCATGAGAAAGAAGAGCATCCGCCGCACCTGAACCCAAAATAAGTACATCTGCATTCGCATCGCCGTCATCAGAGATCTGTCTTGCCCACGTCTTAATGTCGCCGATAGGGTTTGACCCCGCATCACTCCATCTGTCAGTCGTAAGAAGCGTTACTTTATGATCAGCCGCCATACCAAAGTCAATGACCTGCTCAACACCCTTACCTGAAACAGTGATCGTCCCCGTAGTAAGACCTTGAGCAGCCATCCACTCTTCACGTCTATGGATCATCTTCTCACCGTTCTGGATCTCTGTAGTCAGTTTCGCCGCAGCTCTCTGACCCGGAGTATCGCCACCATAGATCGCAGACCCTGGTGAACGCTCTGTTAAAAGCTGTGCCGCTGCAGTCATGAACTTAGGTTTGATGTAAGGAGGCTCATACGTGTTAGTCGTAAACCCTTGTGCTTCCACAAGTTCACCCTCAACCACAGGAGCTACAAAAGGAGCCAAACGCTCGTCACCTTTAACGATGTCGATATCCACATACTTCGTGTCGCTCACTTCAACCGTAGTAAACAAAAGGTCAAGCAAGAAGTTACTTGCCAAATTTTCCTGATTCAATGCTCTAAGCATCGTTCTTGGTGTAAAAATATCTACTGCCATGTTCTGCTCCTTACGCTGTTACTGCTGATTTGGTAAAGATACCCACAGCTCTTAATTGAGGTTTGACAGTTGTTGCATCATGCCCCGTTCCAAAAGTCAACGCATTTTCGTTGAACTCACCTTTGATGTAAATAGCCACACCGGTTACATCACCACCGCTCGCATCTGCATCTTCAGCCAATACAGCATACGCAGTTTCCGAACCGTCACCCGCAGCCGTTGCCGAAAGTATATATTTCCCACCGGACGTGATCACCCCAAGTACTGCACCTCTTGTCAAAGCCACACTGTCAGAGATCGTCACGCTGTCCGTAACCAGTTGAGTTGTACCTGCAACTAAGTTGTCAGGTGTAAAAGTTTCTGTTGCCATCTTTTAGGCTCCTTTTGCATTTTGTGCAGCTTCGTCCATAAGAGCCACTGCTTTATCTTCATCCGAAGGCTCATCGCCCCCACCACTCGCACCCGCATTCAACTCAGCAGTCTGTGCCGCCAAATTTTTGCCGTCTGTTGATCTTGCAGCACCTGCCGTTGAAATGTTCGCTCTTTGCTTTCTAATGATCGCAAGCTCCACATCCTCAGCCGTACTTTTCCCGTCTTTTTTAGCTGCATCAACGATATCTTCATATCCTGCCATTGCCACTTTATCAATAGAAGCCAAACGCTCTGTTTCTGCTTTCGCACCTTCAGCTTTTCCAAGCCCTAGACCTTCTTCTTTACCAGAAGTAAAGCCTTCTTTTTTACCATCTTCAAAGCCCTGTTTAGTGAACACAGCCACAACATCAGGCAGGTTTTCTTGAAGAAAATCAACTGTAATGTCAGATAAATTCATATCTTCTCCTTGTGTATTTTTTTCCTGCGACAATCCTATTCCAGCGGAAGGGATTGCAGGGATGTTCACGATTGAAACCTCGTTTAATTCCCACTTTGTTGCAGTGTATTCGTTGGGCTTACTCTTAAATTCTGTCATTTTCCCGTCATGTATGGTAATACCGACAGAGACAGACTCTAAGAAGCCACGCTCAATTTTCCCAAAAATTTGCATCGCAAATTCATCCTCTTTGTCAAAATACGCATCTGCTTTCATTTTTCCATCTTCAAGACGCACATTATCAAGACGACCGATTGGAGGTGTTGCACCATGTGTGTCATGCTGATAAAAAAGCTTCAGTATCTTCGCACGACCAAGGTCAATACTGTTCTCATCATGTTTTAGAGTCAGGTTGTATTTACCATTCATCCAATCCCATCTGATCACCTTCGTCTCTTCACTCAAAACAAGAGAAACCTTAGCTTCATCTTTGTCTATGAGTTCAGCAACGATGTCTGTATTCGCTCTTAATATTTCGTTCATTTTTGCTCCTCTTCTTTTTTAGGTTTTGAAACCTCTTCAACTTTAGAATTGTCTATCTGTTTCAGTCCTGCCTCTTTCATAAGCACATTCTCACGTTTTGCAATGCGTGCATTCTGTTCAAAGTCAGTTCCCGTCATCTCAGCCGCTTCTTTGGTACGCGTAGAGAACCCAGCTTCCACTCTTGCCACAGCCGCCTGAGTTTCTTTGACCGGATCAAGCTGTCCTGGTTGAGGACCGTTCCATGAACTTACACAGTACGCAGTACGGATCGTCTCAGACTCTAAAAAGCCCGGAGCCACAACAGCACCAGTCAATACAGCCTCATACAACCACTCTTCATAGATCGGCTGACAAAAGTTATCTGCAAACCAGGCACGTCTTGTTTTAAACGCTTTCCACGCTTCAAGTAATGCTGCTCTTGATGCAGAATAAGAAGAAGAGAAATGCTTAATGAGAAGTTCATAAGGCACCTGAAGTGCAGCACCTATCTGTTTGATGATACTCATCACAAAACCGTCAAACGCCTGGTTAGGTCTCCCAGGATTCGCAGTGGAGATGTCTTCACCCTCTTTTAAGCCCACTATCAGACCCGGAGCCAACTCCATCGTTCTGTCATCATTATCATCTTTATCCTCAGTTCCCGTCATGGGGTCAGGAAGCTCACCCGATTCCGTTTTTACAAAAACTGTATAAAGCCCCGAGATCAAAGCCGCTTCAAGTTCAGCGGTGGTATATTCTGAAAGTACCTTCAAAGACTCCATAACAGGAGCCAAAACAGGCACACCGCGTCTCTGGTTCGGACGGGTTCGCTCTGCCAAATGTATGACATTCGGACGACCGCTCTCTTTTCCAAAAGCAGGGACAGGAACCCATTCATTCAAGAAAGAGTTACCACCTGGATGGTATTTGTTAAAGTGGTACGTCACAGGATCACCATATTGACCGACAGTAATTCCACCCGCCGTTTTTTCATCATCCTGCATCATAAGACCTGGGTTTGAAAGGCGGTCAGCCTCAATGAGCTGCACCGCCAAAGAAAAAGCAGAGCCGCGATCGATGTGAGGAAGCAAGGCACAGACATCACCACTCAAAAGCGTAGAGTAAAAAGCCACAGCCTGAATATCACCGAATGTTTTAGTACGCTCTGCATCACAGTTCTTATTTTTAGCCCAAAGACGGGTAAATTTAAACTCCACCTCTTTCGCCCACGCAGAAGCATCCTCTTCAGAAATACCTATCATTTCATGGTTGGGTTGAGCCTGAAGTACAAGACCTCCGCCGATGGTGTTGTAACGCATCGTGTCAGTTGCACCTTTTACAAGGGGCTGATTACGGTAAGCATCGCGGGAGTTTGTTCGCAGTTTTTCCAAAGAAGGAAGATCATCGGTGTCAGAGTTCCCCAGACGCGATGACCATGTTTTGTTCACACGTCTTGTAGTAGAAGCAGCATCATACCCGTTCATCTTCATACCCAAACGCGAACCAATGGAAACCTTAGACATAAGGCACCACTCTTTTCACCTGCATCTTGCCAGAACCGTCACCGGCCGACAAAGATCTCACCTTCGCATCCCACTTATCCACATCCGCAGAAGCATCTTTAAGCAAAACCCTCTTCAAAGAAAGATCCGCCTTAGCATATTCCTGAGAAGTACGAATGGTCTTTAAAAGAGCAAGAGCATCTTCAAGTTGTTCTTCAGCTTGTGCGAGAGTAATACCTGCCAATACGAACCTTTCAGTTTTAATTATCCGTATTCTTGCAGTTTTTCATACTAAAATATAGTAGACTAAATTAAATTAGTAATAATTCTTTTGGCATAGAGTTGTTTTTTACAAGATTACACTTAGCACACAACCACTGCACATTGTCAATGGAGTGCTTGCCACCTTTTGAAAGTGGGATATAGTGATCCAAGTGAATATTCTTCTTTTCCCTGCTTATATGAGTACAGCATATATTGCATTTGTTGTTTTGTGTTTCCAAGAGAGCTAAAAGTTCTTTTGTGAGTGGATAAACCAAGTTTATAGGAATACTATTATCTGATGAGTTTAGTTTTAAATGTCTTCGTTTAGCCTCTGAATTAACCTTTGATGTCTTGTATTTTTCTGTTTTACGGTATTCTTTCGCTTTAATTAGAAGCTCTTCTTTGTTTCTTTCTCTATATTTTCTAATCTTCTCTTTGTTTCTTTCTCTATATTCTTTGCTAACTTTAAGCATCTTCTCCTTGTTTTTGATATAGTATTCTTTGCTAACTTTAAGCAGCTTCTCTTTATTTTCATCTCTATATACTTTTTTATATTCAACTATCTTCTCTTTATTTTCTTTTTGATACTTTTTATCTTGTTCAGCTTTCTTCTCTTTATTTTCTTCTCTATATTTTTTTTGATATTCAACTGTCTTCTCTTCATTTTTCTTATAGTATATTTTTTTGTATTCAGCAATCTCTTCTTTGTTTTTCTCTCTATATACTTTCTTATTTTTTGCAATCTCTTCTTTATTTTCTTTTTGATACTTTTTATTTTTTTTAAGTATCTTCTCTTTATTTTTATTATAGTGTTGTTTTTTATATTTCATTATACACAATTTACACGCCCCTGAAAATCCAATTCTACTTCTATTATTACGATTAAACTCACACATAAGTTTCACTTCATCGCATTTTGTACACTTTTTTGATATAATTTCATCAAGCATTTTGATACCTCCAGTATCTTTTTGATTAGTAGGTGATGTATTCCCATACATCACTTATGTCTATATTTATTTTAGAGCTTTTTGTTTCTTCTTAAATTCCTCATACCGATTCTCACAAGGCTCAAACAACCCCTGCTCTGCCAGATCATCCAACGCCACATTTAAAGTCTTAGACTCAAGCAAAAGCATCTGCACCACTTTACTTTGAGATATTCCCTTATCGTGCCCCACAGTATTCAAAGCCGCCAACATCTTCCCAGACAAAGAAACATGAGCCGTAGAACAACTATCCCAAACACTCTTACTATTTTTACTCATCGTCTTATCCCCTTACTTATCACTCTTCTTCTTTTTTTAGTCACGATCTGTGAATTATTCGTGATCGCCCCTCTATGAGACAGCATCTCCATATCTACAGCAGCCAAAGACAAAGCCACATAATTGTAAACCCGCACATCGATCACTTCATTTCTACTTCTCGTCTTGATCCATCTTCCGTTTTTCTCCTTTTTTTCTGAGCCCAGCTGCTTAAAATACTCATCGTTATACGAATCATCTACAGGAAAGTGCATAAACCCTGCACCACCCTTGGAAGCAATGTGCCAGGCTATCTCATCTTTGGCTTTGTTGACTCCTATGGTAAAGATACGATTTTTGTTCTTTTTAGTTCTACCAACTACGCCAGGGTTAATCTTCGCAGTAATGGAAGTATGCCCCTGAGTAGGAAATATCCTCTTGTTATAAAGAGGTTTACAAAATCCCGTCACCGTATCGGTCAAGTACCCTGCATCAACACACCCTGCATACACACTCATCGTCTCACCGTCTTCTCTGTACCAACGCTTTGCCAGTATGTACTCCCTAAGCGTTTCCCATACTTCAGGTTGTGTAGGATCTCCAAAAAACTTTTTATATTCTATGGACCAGGACTCATAATTCTTACCCCACCCTATCACTTCACACTCGATACGGTCTTTCTGAACATCTGCACCGATCGTAAGCACCAATACAGGGTCAGGTACCTGAGCAGGGTACTCTTCTCTTCTGTCCATCATTTCGGAAGTGTCAGCCTTTTCATAATCCTCTTCCCAGGTACGAGCCAAAACCTCATTTGTAAAAGCTTTCATTTTCGCTTTTGACTTGGTAGCAGTCAAAAACTCTTTGACAATATGCGTCCAGGTAACATTCGGAGAGTCTGAGAGCATAGCCCACATTCTAAATGAAGCTATCCCGTCAAACTCCTTGGCAGCGATCCACTTACCTTTCTCATCCATTTTCAGCTTGTCTTTGTCATAAATGGCCCCATCACACTCTACACAGTGAAAACGAGCTGTTGCAGGATAGTGTTTAAGTGTATTCCCATCTTTGTCTTTGTCTTTATCCCAAACCATCTCCTCAAACTCAAAGAGCTGTAAATGAGCACAGTGAGGACAAGGAAGATATCTCTCTCTCATATCCCCTTGCTGAAACCAGTAATTCACCACAGAAATACTGTCATCAATCTCTTTTTCAGGATCAAACTCCCCACCGATAGGCTTACCCCCTAAAATATTTTTACGGAAAACAAAGTCAGAAGTCCTACGAAGCATCTGGGTAATAGTATCCCCTGCTTTTCCTGCTTCCTTCTTCCAGGTATCGATCTCATCACCGGAAGCAAAACGGGCAGTACGTCTATTTAGGTTTCTGTCAGACTCGGCACCAAGCATCTCGATGAAACCTTTTGGAAAAAACTTCTTGATCGTTTTTTCCCTCTTTACTCTTCCTCTTATATTCGGTGTCTCGATCAATTCAGAAATGATCTTGTTATCTCTGATCATCGTTTCAAATTCATCTTCTGCATACCCTTTAGCCTCATCATCTGTAGGCTGATAATCCAATATCACACAAGGCTGCTGATGTATAAAATATGCTTTGGCACCATTCCCCATCTTGGTAAAACCAACACGCGTAGGCTTCTGCATCACCACGATCTTTGACTCAAAATCCGTCATCGCATCCAAAATATCCCTCTGCCAAGGTAAAGAGGTCCACTTACCTGGCTTTGCAGAACTCTCAGGAGAAAGATAAAAGTACTTATCCATCCACTGACTCCCAGTCAAGTGAGGCTTAGGTTTAAATATCCCCTGCATATACCTGACAAGATCTACCTGCTGACTAGAAAGCTGCATTTTGTGTCTCCTCTTTCACACTGTTCGTATAATCGATCAACCACTCAATAGCACTGTTCTCAATATCCGGGAACTTTGCTTTTAATTTATAAGGAAGATCTTCCATAGCCATACTCAATGGAGTCAAAAATATTTCAAGCACACCCTTCGCTTCAGAGATAGAGATCAACTCTCTGGAAAGCTGCTTACGCTTGATCGCATAAGTCAAGCCCTGCTCTTTTATTTTATAGGTATTCCACTCTTTCGCAGAACCTTCAAGGTCAGGAATGTCATCAATCCCCTGCTTTTTAGCCTCACTCTGCAGATCATTCAATTTAGCTTTCAGATCTTCATCATGTTTTTGACGCTCTTCCTCACTCATCGTAGCAATAGAATTTTCAGGTATATTCTCAGGAGCAAATAAAGCATCATCTCCACGAGCCTCTGCATTAGTCTCACGCTGTGCATCCCTGGTAGGATCTTTATATTCCTCTATAGCCTGATCAGCCTGAGACAC